GCGCCAATCATCGTGGGTTGCCCAAAGACTGCGGCATACCCTTCTACTGTCCTGCCTTCGTCAGCAAGACGCACTTCAGTATTTTCAGTCACTTCGATGTGACGGCGTTCAATTTCACTCATACATGGTTCTCTTTGCTCCTCTTCCATGGGGTCAGAGTTGCCTTCGCCACCCCCTTGTGGAGCCTCGGTTGGTCCTGGTCGGGGTTCGGGCTTTACTAATTGAGTATTAGGACTGGACGGATTGGATATGGGGTCTTGTTGGACACCACCAAATCCGGGAGCCTTCTGCAAGGTGATGTAGATCGAATCGTCGGTCTCCTGCACTGCCATCACGTGACGCTTCTCCGCTTCCTCCTGCGCCGCACGTTCGGCTTTATTGATCACTCCACTGCACCAACTCCTCATGCTTGATCCACCCCAAGCGGCGTACATGATGCTACCGCAGATGTCCTTGCCATCGTCATCGGTAAACTTGCCCTGATTGTAGACAACGGCTCGGCTCAAGAAGCTGAAAGTCCTCTTTACAGTAGACAGCGTCAAGCCAGTGCCGGACGACAACTGACGAGCACGAGTCCAACCAACCGAGGTTCCACAAGAAGTACCGTTCCGCTCCTTATGATTAAGGGCGCGACGAGCCGCTTTACGAGCCGCCTCCGGGTAATTACTGTACGTCTTCGCCATCCTGCTCTTCGTCCTCTGCCTCCGGTTCAGGGAGTTCGGGTTCGGGTTCGACTACCTCATTTTGTTTGTTCTTGGACACCAGCATCTCCGCATAGTCCCTCATAGCTTCCAGTGGCAATTGGTTCACCTGAACCAAAGACATATCACCATCGGGAACCGGATTGCGCTGTTCCAATGCGCGAACCTCATTTATGCTGAGACATCCGTCACCCAACAAAGTGTGATAATAGTTCGCACGTGCTTGCATATCGCCCCGCATGAGACTCATCAAGCTGAACCGGAACTCGTACCCTTCGCGCTCTACAGGGAGCAACAGCTTCTTACGCATCTCCTGCTCGATATTCACCACCCAAGGATGGATTGTGTGTTTGGCAAAGAAGAGGTCTTGCTGTTCAACGTTGCTGTACTTCTGATCCGCAACTTGCACCATACCCGTAGGTACATTGAAGATGCGGCAAATCTCTTCGACCTGGTACTTGCGTGTGGATAGTGCCTGTGCCTGTTCGGGCGGGATGCCGACACGCTCGTACTTCAGTCCTGCTTCGAGAATGGCAGTCGCGTGTGCGCTGTTCATCCCGTGATACTTGGCATCCCAAGTCTGACTCAAGCGGCGATATTGATCTTCGCTCAAGGTCTTGTCGGTCATCAGCACTCCGCTCATGTTGCCACCGCTACCGAAGAAGCTGGCTCCATACGCCTGTGCCGCATACGACAATCCAATGTTCTCAAGGTGCTCACGCACAGGGCTGATGCCCCGGAAGCACTCGATTGCTAACACGTCCTCGTTGAAAAGCACCTCATCGGTCTCCCGATACATATATATGCGCCGACCGTTCAGGACTTTCGCCTTGATGCGGTCAGGAGAGATGAGGTTCATGGACTTGGGTCGCCCATTGCCGTCACGATCAATCAATGCGTAGCCGCCACCGTGCATAAGAGCATCACTGATGATGTTCTGCCAAAAGTGGTAGGGCGTAAAGTACTCGTTGGGTTCGACCGCGCATAGCCTGTAGGCGATATGGTCGCTGTCCATGATCTTCTTTTCGCCGTCTACGCGGTAGAGACCTACATCCAGGCTTGCGATCGTTCCTGCGATTTTGGCGATACAGGCATAAACCGTGGACACCGCCAATGCACCCTCCTCACTAATGATGACCCCGGAACGGGTAGGGGCAAATGGATAGTAGAGAGCGGGATCAAAGTTCCGCTTCTCTTCCGGTTGCGGGCGAATAGCCTCCCGCAGACGACCGAATAGACCTAACCTTTGCTCCGACATATCGGGCAATTTTACTGAAACTGCAAGTGGCTGACCCTTACTGTGTTCGATTTCTTTTCAAGATGCGGCGTAAGATGGTATGGAAGCTTTGATAGCAACTGTACCTGTTGCGCCCAAACAGCAAGTAGTAGTCCTCCTCAACTGACCAGTACGCATCGACATTACGGTCGTAGTCATACAGCCGCCTCTGATACTCATCCACAAAGCCCTTCGGCGTGGACAGCTTTTTCGCCATAGCTAATTGTTCCTCACAAGTCTTCACAGGAATCTTATCGTGTAGTCTTCGGGGAACTGATCGTCATGCTGGTCTGTCATCGCCTCCCCCACGGCGCAGATCAGAGCAGTGATACCATCAATCTTGTCCTGCGACCTACTCTTGTCAGGCTTGCAGTTCATGGCAGGGTCGTAGCTGACTTCGAGGTTGCCCGCCATCCACCGCAGGACGGGATCGCCCTCGTGGTTTAGCTTGCCCTCCAAGAGCAACTTGTAGACCTCCTTCATAGGAGCAGACATACTGACGTAGCCCTGACCCATAGGCGACATCTCTACCCCATCGTTTGTGAGGTGAATGATAAGCTGGCTACTGTTGTAGCGGTCGAATGCGATGCTCCGCAGGTTGTATCGACGCATGATGCAATCCTCATCAAACTTCACCTGTCCGTCCTCGATGTAGTATCCGCTGATGCATCGTCGGATGTAGTCGTAGTCGGTGACGTTCCCTGGTGTGACAGTAACCTCCTCCGCGTCTCGCAACTGGAGGTAGATGGTGCTTTCGTCCTTGTAGAGCCGCTTTTCAATCGCCTCTTCCGGAAGCCAATAAAAGCGACGAGTATCATAGCCCCCATCTTCGAAAGGAAAGACGAGAACCAGGGAACAGAAGTCACTAACCGAAGCAAGGTCAAGACCACCATAACACGGTCGCTCACCATCGATTTCCACCTTTCCGTGGTTATTCTGTTGCCATACCTCATCGCTCACCCAAGTCTCGCTACTGCGAACCCATTGATTGCAATGCTTTGTCTTAAAGTTGACCTCCTCCGCACCACCGTAGTTACGTGCTTGGGTGGCTTGTTGTTGCAGGTACTCTTGACTGATGCTATGACCGAGACTCGGATTCGCCTTGACCCACGTCTTCTCGTCCCGCCAATCGTCATCCTCGTCCAACTCGTAGATCATGCTGAACAGACTGTCGTCCTTTTTCTTGCCGTCCAACACCTGCTTGCAGGTCTTGGCAAGTTGGTAGCAAGCACCATCTACGTTGAAGCCAGCAGTCGTGATCGTCATCATCATCGGCTGTGTGCGCGAACCCATCGAACTCTTGAGCACGTTGTATACGTGTGAGGTTGGGTGGGCATGGTACTCATCCACTACGGCGAGGTGGGCGTTGAGTCCGTCGAGGCTGTTGCGGTCGCTGGACAGGGGTTCCGCCTTGCTGTTGGTCTTGGTTACGTGCAGGTTGGCGCGGTGAACGCCGATCCGCTTGCTTAACGCAGGACTGCTCTGTACCATCCTTGCCGCCTCATCAAAGCAGATGCGCGCCTGGTCACGCTTGGTCGCACAGTAGTAGACCTCGCTACCCTGCTCACCGTCGAAGTCGAGCATAGCTAAACTCATGCCCGCAAGCAAGGTGGTCTTGCCGTTCTTCCTGCCGACCTGAATGTACGCCGTTCGGTATCGCCTGTTGTTTGTCTCTCGGTTTAACCAGCCGAAGAGGTTGGCGATCACAAAGGATTGCCACGGCAACAATTCAAATGGGCGACCCGCGAACTTGCCCTTGCTGTGGCGCAGGAACTTGCTGAAGAAGGTCAGGTACTTGTCGGCAATCGCAGGATCGAAGTAGTATTCACAAAGGTCGTCCTCGATGTCATTGGCAAACCGCTCACAGGCAAGCCTAACGTATTTCGAGGTTGGTATGTCCCCGTTCAATACGCCCTCCGCATACTCGACATATCCTAATTGACTCATGCTTTACCATGTGCTTGACGACCGGAGACTCTTGCGTGACACCAGGTACACAACCCCCTGATGGTGTCGATGTCGTAGAATCGGTCATCGTTCTGATCCCGCATTCGCACGGGGACAATGTGGTCAGCAACTGTGGAGGGAGTGACCTTGCCAAGTTGCAAGCAGAGCACACAGGATGGGTCTCGTCGTAGCACCAACATTCTCGTTCGTTGCCACAGCTTGGTGTGATACCGCTTGTCGTGGTCTCGTTTTCTGCCAGCCTGCGCCCGACGAGTCTTAACAGTAGCCTTCCAAGGTCTTCTCTTTTCACGCTTCGGGATATTCGGCATCGTCAGAGATCGAGCAGGAGAAGTAACAACACGAATGCTACCCCACACAAACCAAAGTATGCACACATATATGCGCTCTCCTTATTCTTCATTGTCCTTTGAATGTTTCGTATTCATCAGGCTCCTGGTCAAGTAGCATCCCCGCAATCTTCTCACGATCCACAGGCGACAGACCCCACTTACTCATTAGCCCCTGAAAGGCGGCTTGAGCCTTGGTGTATGCAGTGTACATCCCACTCACATTGCTTGTTCCGTTCTCGAACACCTGCACGACATCGTCCGGACTACGCAACTGGTCAGCACACCACTTCATGATGAGGATGTTCTTCGCCAGCAGACTCAAGCCGACAGCATCTACCTGATGCAGTAGACCAAACTTGTCAAGGTGGTCAACCAAGTCCTCAAAGACCTTCCTCTCTTTTTGTGTGAATTCAAATACGGGTTCGGGGCGGTCGATGCCCACCTCTTTGATCGGGATTGCCCGTCTCCCCTCCCGATCTGTACCCTGCAAAGCCTTCAGGGCTATAGTTTTCCGATTCGCGCTCATACACAGTGAGTTACACGCACCCAATATACG